GAACAGTTATACATAACATGACGAGTTGCATTCACATCACCATCAAACTCAAATAATAAAGCAAATGGTTTTCCTTTTGCATCAGCCAATTCATTTAATACGCCATCCGTTTCGTCTAATTCCTCACCAAGTGCATCAATAGCAAATTTTTCTGGGATAGTAGCAATACTTAATGTTCCATCGTAACCCTGGTTATTACTTGCTGCGTAATAAAGCATGTCATCTGCATAGAATTCAATTAAATCACCACGTGGCTCAAAAGTTAGTTCGACTCCACCAGGTAATGGAATTGGCGTCCCGAATGTAACTAAGAAGTCCTTAGTATCAAATGGCACGTAATGTACATTTTTCAAACCGAATGTTACCTTATTTTCATTCATTTACAACAACCTCGTTTCATATGTTTTTTGAAATAATTTCTCAGATTCAATAAAAATCCCATACGAGTCATAAGGTATTTCATGATCGTCTAGGACCTCTTCAAGCTTGGCTTCTGCAACCAAGTCCTTTTTTGTGGTATAAAGTTCGATATTTAAATCATTTATCTTGTGATAGACCTTGTTATCAGCCATTAAATTTGCTGAACCGTCCACAAGAAAACAGATATAAGGTGGCGCTGGAACTGGATTACCTGGCGTTGCTGTGAAATGCGAATAAGCCACAGGATAGCCTGTAGCTTCAATAATTTTTAGAAATTCTCCTAATGTTAATGTCATGGTTCAATTGCCCTTTCAATACGTTTTGGCAATTCATCAATTACATACTCTTCAACTGGACGAATATGCACTTTCTCTGGTACTCGGCCACCTCCAGCTTTTGCATGGCCATTTTCTAAAAGATGCGTTAATTGCCCCTTTGTATTATGGATAACAACGGATTTCCCAACTTTTTTCTTACGCCAACCTTTACGATAACCACCTGTTTTTTTAGGACTATTTTGTTTTAATTTACCTACAGCAATATCAGCTATATCTTCTTGTGCGGTTGTTAATTCTTCTTCCACAACATTTGCATATCTTTGTAATTCTCTAGCAAGATCACCCGCGAAATCGTTCATGTTAAACATGCTCCTTTGCGATTATAGTCAATGTTTGATACATTTCATCATCATTCATTGGTGGTTCGATAATATCAAAGGTTCTAATTCTTACTTTATCCTTCAAAATAATTCGCATTAATTCTGTAATACCTGTTGTATAAGGAATTACAAAGCGATAAATTCGTGTGGCCTGTGAAGCCGAAGCTTCAATGTACTCTGAACCTTTTACCGTTTTTATCATCGCCCACGCTTTTTTTACTTCTTGCCAATTACCTGTTTCAACTTCTTGATTCAATTCATCTTTTATTACTTCAGGTTTCTCAATAATAATTCGATTTCTAAAATCACCTGTATTCAGTGGTTTTTTATACTGAAAAGGACGCATATTAATCACCGTCCAACTTTATTTCTTCTAAGGCTTTTTCAATGCCAAAACTATTAATTTCCGTTAAGAAATTAGTCTTAAAGTATTCTAACGCATCATTATAGACATAACGAGAACGCTCAAAAACCAATTCTTTGAACGTCTCGTCTTCGTTTATGTCATATGATCCACATTCTTTTATTAAAGCTTTATTGGATGCAAAAAGGATACGTCTTAGGTTATCATCTTCATCATCGCCTAAGCGCATCCTATCTTTGAATTGCTGTAATATTTCATTTGAAATTACTGTATTCATTCATATCACCCTTGAGCTGGTGGAGTTGGTGCTTCTTCAAGTTTTAATGTGTAAACTTGAGATGTATATTTATCCTTTGGCTTGCCTGTAGCATATTGTTTAGCAATATAAAGTGTTGCGTCCTCTAAAGCTAATGTTTCTTCATACTTTTTAATTGGTTCAGTTCCACCCATCGCTGCAATATACTCTCCTTTAACGAAAAACAGCACCTTACCTTGAGGTACAAACACTGATTCTGTAGGAGTTGGATTGAACGGTAAGCTTGTCACATACACTCCAGCTGCATTTTGAATTGTTGCATTTGCTTGGATATCAAAAGTATCAAACGGATTTGTTACCATAACGACTTTCCCAGCAATATTTTTTGGTCTGTCTGCATCAGTTTTCCCATCAGGATTTAGCTTTTTAGCCAGTAATTTAACAACGCCTTTTAATTCATTGATTGTTTTGCGACCTGGTTCAAACGTTAAAGTCCCTGCTGTTTTTTTATCTGGATATACTCCTCCAACAACACTTCCACTTGGATCTTTTAACAATCCGATAGGCTCATCTTTACCTGTACCAATTACAAATCCACGTTCTAAACCTACAGACATAGCTTCTGAAATCATTGTACGAACATATCGTTCCACCCACACTGGACCAAGTTTAAGCATGTCATTTGCCAATGGGATAAATGCCGTTAATTTAAGTTGAGAGATAGACTCTTTTCGGAATGTAGCATTTAGTTGTCCTTTAATATCACCGAATAATGGTCCCCATACAGCTGCACCTTCTGGATCTCCATAGATAAATTCTGTCACAGCACCTAAGTTTTCTAATCCGATATGTTCTAACAACGGATGACCTTGAACTAAATCATCAAAAATTCGTTCTTGCGTTGTCTTAGGTAATGTTTCAGTATCTTTAAATCCACCATCTTGAACGACTGCATTGAAGAATTTCATTTCCTCACTCGTTAATACGTTAGAACCACGAGACTGCATAATAGAACGGTCTACAATAGATTCATTGACTTGATTCAAGATATCCGAACGAACATCTGTAGCAAGTGCTTCAATCATGGAATTTAAAGCCGCTGTTTGTTCTTCTGGTGTTCCTTCCTGCGTTGCTTTTGCAAAAGCTAGTTTTTTATCTTCAAAGTTATTAAATTTAATTACCATAATTTATTTTCCTCCTAAATTTAAAAAGAGCGTACTCAGATTCTGTTTTGTTTTAACAGGCTCTTGAATAAGCTCTTTTGGTTTTTGATTATTTGGCTTTTTCGTATACTTAGCTACTAAATCTTCTTTAAAATTTTCTACAACTTCCTCTTCTTCCTCTTCCTGCGTATCATCTATTTCAATTTCATCAGCAATTTCATCAGCTAAACCAAGAGCAACTGCTTCCTCTGCTGTTAGCCAAGTTTCATCTTTTAAAAGTTGTTTTAATTCTTCATCTGTTCCAACAAAACGTTTTTTATAAGATGCCGCTAAAGCTGAATCAATCTTTCGTAAATCTCGTGCTGTTTTTTCAAAAAGATCTGCATTTCCATATTCAAAGGTACTTGCTTGATGAATCATCATCATGGTATTGCTAGGCATAATGATTTTATCACCTGCCATCGCAATTACAGATGCGGCACTTGCTGCCCAACCATCAATATGAACTATAACTTCGGCATCATGCTGCTTTAACTGATTACAAATTGCTACACCATCAAACGCTGAACCTCCACCCGAATTAATATGAACGTGAATTTTTTCTGCTTTTACATCTTGAATCTTTCTTCTTACTGCTTCAGCGTTATTTTCACTAAACCATCCACCGATTGACCCGTAAACGGTTAATTTGTACTCATTTTCACCTTTTGCCTCAAAACGAATATCTCGTTTTAAATTTAAAAGTTTATTCATGTTCAAATGTTCCATCATTTCTCACCTCCTTCAGATTCATTTAGTTTCTTATAGTTCTTTGTAATATGATGGATATTTAAGTTTGGATCATCAGAATCTTCATAATCTACTTCTGAACGAATCTCATTTCCTGTAAATGCACTTGAAGAAATAAGCTTATCAATACTTGTTGCAAGGTCAAATATACTCTGATAAGAAACAGCCTTAACTATAATCTTTTGTCCTGAAAGATATTCATTCATTTCAAAGAATTTAACATTTGCTTCATCAGATAGCTTTTTTAATAATGGTCTTACTGTGAAAAGCATATAATTTTTCGTTTGCTTCTCTACATCAGCCATTTCTCCATATAATAAAGCTGTCGGAATACCGATGGCCATTGCTACTTGATTTAAAAAACCACTGGTTACTTTGTTTATTTCTTCCACACTCGGCCCATTCGCAACACCATTATATATTTCGTTATAATTAATACCCTTTTGTTGTGGAACAATAGCGATATCTTTCGTACCAATCGCCTTATACATATTGTCGATAAACTCTTGTAACTTCGTTATTTGTTCTTCTGTTTTGGCACCAATCATATCCATATCGACCGTGCCACGAACTTGATTTTTACGTTTTTGAGAGTTTAATATCCTACTAAATAAGTCCCCATAATCTGCAAATAATCCATCAATAAGCGGAGACAATTTATCATTTCGATACTTTAAATGAATAACTTCACTTTGCTTAAAACTTCTCTTAAACGTGTAGTCTTTTATTATTACATCAGTAAAAGTATCTTCATACACAGCATACTCATTATGTTGAAATCCATCGGCAATAAG